ATGAAGCGGACGCAGGCCTGCGCCTGCTCGTCGGACGAGTAGTTACCGAGCTGACCGGCGCCGGAGACCCGACAGAGCACGATGATCCGCTTGCCCCGCAGGCGCTCGCTCACCGCGGGGCTCCCGCACCCGACAGGGGGCACAGCCGCAGACCCCCGCCTCGCAGCGCCGGCGCTGCTCGACCAGCAACCGGGCGATGAGGGTGAGACCCGGATCGGTCTGCGGTGGCGCCGTCGTGGACATGCCAGGGACTCTGCACGATTGCTAGCCTCACGTCAAGGGTTTTGTAGTGCGACGCAATTTATCCGCGGCGCGCGGTCACGGTGTGACGAGCACCTTCGGGGGGACCTCGTGCAGGAAGTCGATCCGCCGGCCGTCCGGCCCGATGGCGTAGCCCCGGCCGCCCTGGCCCGTGGCCCGGGGCGCCTCGTCGCCGTCCTCCCCGCCGTCGGGGCCCCGGCGCCGGCCCTCCGGCAGGAAGGTCACCCCCTGGTGGATCACGACCGGGCCGTAGACGGTGAACGTCCCGGGGGCCAGCTCCGGGCCCTGCTCCAGCGGGGGCTCCAGCGCCGTGCGGGCGACGAGCGCGCCCTGGTGCTCGCCCTCGCCGTAGGCCAGGACGCGCAGGGTGATCGCGCGGGGCTGGCCGCGGGGGGGCGCCGGCCCCTCCGGCCCCTCCGGCCAGTCGGCCCCGATGGCCACCAGCGAGTCGGCGGTGTAGGCGGCGTCCGGGTTGACGAAGACGGTGTCCCCGCGGCGCACCCCCAGGCCGGCCACCACCGCGTTATTGACCAGCAGGGCGAAGCCCCGCTGCCCCACCGTCCGGATCGTGGCGCCGGGGGGCAGCTGGGCGAAGGCCAGGGCCAGCGCCGCGTTGGGGTCGCCCTCCCCCAGCCGGGGATCGCCCCGGTGGTTCTGCTGGTACAGGGGCACCTGGCGCAGCGCCGTGCGCATCCGGTCGTGGTTCTTGCGCAGGTCGGTCTGCGCCGCCTCGATGCGCCGCAGGCGCTGGTCCTGCTGGTCGCGCCAGGCGGTCGCCTGCTCGAGCCACTCCGTCCAGATCAGGCGGTCATGGGTGAGGGGATCGAGTTCGCTGCGCAGGGCCTGGCGCATCAGCCCCACCGGGTCGCCCTCCGGGGGCGCGTCCGGTACCAGGATGGCGGACAGGGGCACCTCCAGGGCGTCGCAGATCCGCTGCAGGGTGGACATGGGCATGCCCCCGGTGCGGGACAGCCAGCGCGACACGGTGGCGTCGGTGACCCCCAGCTGGTCGGCGAAGCGGCTCTGGGACAGCCCCCGCGCGCGCAGCAGCCGGCGCAGGTTCTGCGCCGCGGGCTCTGAGAGCGCGTCCTTGGCGATCTCGTCGCCGGCGTCGTCCGGCTCGTCCGCGACCACCGCCCCCGGGTCGGCTGGGCCCTGCCCCTTCCTGGACATCGGTCTTCCTTCTTCCTCGGCCCGGGGTCGCCCAGTCCTACGGGTAGCGCCGGCCCTTCCAATATAACGGATAAACCCCCCGTCCTTACTCATGCTTATAACATCAGGGCAACCCGGGTCGGCCTTGTGACGGGGTTCACAGAAACGTAAAAACTTGTCCGTTCGGGGTCTGCGGTGTCATGGATGCATTGACTCTGTCACCGGCACGGTTTTATAGTGTCGCGGCGACGAGGACGACGGGAGGCGCAACGACGCGATGGACGACGCAGCTCAGCCGGTGAAGCGCGGGCCGGGGCGGCCCCGGCTGCACCCGCCGCAGGCGCACCACGCCATGAGCGTCCGCCTGGACCCGGACGACCTCGCCAAGGTGGACTGGGTCTGCGCGCACAAGCGGATGAGCCGCAGCACGGCCATCCGCGCGCTCCTGCGCACCGGCTGGCACCTCCGCGACACCATCCCCGTCCAGGACCGGTCGGCCGCCCTGGAGGTCGGCCCGGCCCGCCCCGGGAGCGGACCCCCGCAGGGGGCGGCGACCGCCGCCGCCTGACCACCTGTCGCGCGGTCGCGCAGACCCGGGTCCGCACCACCATCAGCCACCAGGGGGGAGTCAGTGACTGCATTTGCCAGGTGCCAACCGCGCGACGCCGAGCTGCGCTGGCGGCGTTGCGTCGACGAGGTCAAGACCCACCAGGCCGTCGTGGACGTCTACCGCCGCGTCATCGACCGCGTGCTGCACCCGCCGTACCTGCGGGCCAAGGCCCGCCTGTGGCAGATCGGGAAGGAGGGCGGCGAGCTGGAGCAGGCGCGGGCGGCCGTGGACGCCGCATACGACGGCCGGGCGCCGCTCAAGATCATCAAGCGGCTCGAGGCGTACGTGCTGGAGCGGTTCCCGGAGGCGCTGCCGCCCGCGCTGCAGCGCGACCTCCCGGAGCCGGAGTGATGTCCACCTCGCCGGCGGTGCGGGTCGCCATCGGGCTGCAGATCTTCGAGGACGAACTCCGGCGGTACGCCACCGGGCTGCTGGGCGAGCAGGACGGGTGGTTCGTCGCCTACAAGATGGCGATGGCCCTGGTCGAGCGGGACGACGATGACGTCCCCGGCGACGTGGTCGAGCTGTACCCGGCGACCCGCTACGTGGCCGCCCGGCGCCGGAAGGGGGCGTCATGAACGTGAGCGGCGTCGTCTTTTGGGTGCTTGTCTTGGCGGCCGTCTGCGGCGCCGTCATCTTCGTCGGCCTCGTCGGGGTCGTCCTCGCGGCCGGCCAGGACGTGCCGAGCGAGGAGCGCGACGAACCGGGGCGCTGGCGGTGATGCCGGCCCGCCTGGACCTCACCCCCGAGCAGCTGCTCGAGCGCATCCGGGAGCAGAACCGCGCCCGGGTGAAACGTTACCGCGAGCGGCGTAACGCGACCGGTAACGCTACCCCCGCCCCAGAGAAGGGCCCGGCACCCATAGCCGGTAACGTTACCCCTTCTCCCCCCATACCCCCCGTAACCCCTTCTTCTCCTATAGGAGAAGAAGAGAAGGTCGGGCGCATCCTCGCCCCGTTCGCCGGTCGGGGGTACGTCCACAGCGCCGAGTTCTGGGCGGATATGGCGGCCAGCTACCCAGACGTCCGGTTGGTGATCGAGGCCCGCAACGTGGCCTCCTGGCTCAAGAAACCCCTGAAGAAGAACCGGGAGGCCCAGTGCTCCGAGGGCTTCTTGATCAATTGGATGAAGAAGGCGCAGCGCGACGCGACCGCGCCGCCGACCGCCCGCCCGATGGCGTACCAGACGCCGTCGCCCGGGAAGCCGGCGGACCCCGAGCCGGTACTGCCGGACGGCGCGACGATCCAGATGGTCGACCGGGCGCACGCCCAGCGGGCGCTGTTCGACGCGAAGAAGCTGAACCTCGCCGAGAAGCTGGCGCTGGCTCGGAATGGGACGAATGGGAGGCACTGATGGCGGTCGAACGGTGCCGGTCGTGCGGCGCCCCGGTGGAGTGGCGCCTGACGGCGAAGGGGAAGCCGTGCCCGTACGACGCGGGGACGGACATCTCGCACTTCAGCACCTGCCCCGACGCGAGGCGCTGGTCGAAGAAGCCGCCGCCGGCGAAAGCGAGCACGCCGTGACCCCGCGGCCGCCGGGGGTGTGGTGGGCGCGGACGGCGGCGGCGCCCGGGACGGCGATGTGCGAGCGGCCCGACCACGCCGTGTACCGCCGCCGGCATATCCGGCGCAAGGTCGGGCATCCGGACGAAGTGGTCACCGTCACCGTGTACGCCTGCGCGGTGTGCTGGCCGCGGGAGGGGACGCAATGAGCGATGCAATGGAGTGGCACCAGGTGTACGACCGACCGACCTTGTTCGCCGCCGGCGTCGCCGTCGGGGATTGCTACCGCAGTCGAGGCGCCGACGGCCCCATCTGGCGGGTCCGGCTGTGGCGCGAGAACCGGCTCCAAGGCGGGGACGAGAAGCTGATCCTGGCCTCCGCCGGTGAAGAGACGGCGAAGCAGACGCTTGAGGGGATGTATCAGCGGGCGAAGCGGGAGGCGGGGGACTGATGGCGGCGGTTGCGCCGGCGCGCCCGCGTCGGGGGTATTTGGACGGGCTGAACAATGAGCAGCGGCTCAAGGTCGTGCTGGCGGACCTGGGCTGCACCGTGCGACGGGTCGAGCACGGCGGGGACGTCGCCTACCCGCTTCGCGGCTGGCACCAGCGGCAACGGCTTCCGGCATTGCAGTGTTGGTGGAACGAGCCGGGACGCTTGACCTGGGTGGCGGCGGAGTGGAAGTCGACCACCGGCGTGATGCGGGTGATGGGCAATCTGCCCACCACGGGGATTGACCGGGCGCGGTTCCTCCAGTTTCAAGCGGTCGAGCAGTTGACCGGGCACCCGGTCGTCCTGGTCTTCCTGCAGAAGGCCCAGGATGCGGTGGTCGTCACCGACCTGCGGGCCAACCTGCTGCCGGCGGTGGGCCGCGGGAATCCGATGTCCTTCTATAGCTACGGAGCATTGCGTCGGCTGTGCCGATATCAGGAGCTCATGGCCGTGGCGCCGCCCGCGCCGGCTATCGAGGACCCACTCTTCTCGCCACCTACGGACGGGCATCAGCAGCTCGACCTGTTCGGGAAGGCCTTTTGATGGGCGCGGCGCTGGTGCCCGTCGAGGAGACCGGACTCGACGCGCTGGCGGAGGAGGTTCGCTGGCACGAGGGGCAAGCCCGCCAGCGGCTCGGGGACGCTATCCAGCACTTCCTCGAGGCCGGCAGCAGGCTGGGCATCGCCAAGGGCCAGCTGCCGCACGGGACCTGGTTGCCTTGGACGGCGAGGCAGTTCCCGCGCTGGGGCGAACGGTATGTGCGGCAGCTGATGGAGTTGGCGCGGCTCGTCGCGGCAAATCGGCAGTTAACTGCCGATTTGCCCGCTGACCCGGTCCGGGCCATCCGGCTTATCAAAGTGTGGTTGGCGGGTACCGGCCCTGGCGGGGCCGCCTGGCCGGCCCCGTCGGCGGCGGCCGTCGAGGCCTTCGGACTGCCCCGGAACGACTACCGCCTCGTGCTGGCCGACCCGCCCTGGCAGTACCAGAGCTGGAGCGGGAAGAGCAAAGACCCGCGGCGCCGCCGCGTGGTCGATGACGAGTACCTGACCATGCCGGTTGACGCCATCAAGGCGTTGCCGGTCGCGGAGATCTGTGGGCCGGACGCCTTGCTGCTGTGCTGGGTCACCATGCCGCTCTTACGGGAAGGCTTGGAGGTCATCGCCGCCTGGGGATTTGAGTACCGGACGGCCTTCTTGGTCTGGGGGAAGCTGAGCGACGACCGCCACCCGGCGGTCGGCTTCGGCCGCTACACCCGGAGCAACGGAGAGGTCTGCCTCTTGGGGCGGCGCGGCGCCGGGGTGAAGCCGCTCGAGGGCGTGGCGATTGCCAATTTGGTGTTGTCGAAGCGGGGGCGCCACTCGGAGAAGCCGCTGGCGCAGTACGACATCGTCGACCGATTGTTCGGCCGCGACCTGCCCCGCGTGGAGCTGTTCGCCCGGCGCCGGATGCCGGGCTGGGATGTATGGGGCCTCGAGGCCCCGGAGGGCGTGTCCGCCCTCGACCTGGGGGTAGCGGGATGACTGCAGCACAAGGGGCCGTCGCACGCACGACCGAGGGCCGGCCGAATGGAGGTCGACGCGCACGCCGTCCGGGCGCGCCGCGGATTACGGTCGTCGTCACCAAGGACATCATCGATAGGTCTGAGCAGCGCGACTCATCACACTGCATGCTCGCCGAGGCCGTGAAGGCGGCGGTCCCGAACGCGCAAAAGGTGTCGGTCGACTTGCAGACCATCCGGTTCACAGACCCGGAGAAGCGCCTCCGCTACATCTATCTCACACCGCGTCAGGCGCAGGTGGCGCTCATCCTCTTCGACCAAGGGAAGCACAACGACCCGTTCACGGTCTTCCTGCGGGGCGCACAAGTGATCAAGATGGGTGACCCGGCAGCCCCGCGGGCACGCAGCGCGACGCCCGCCATGCCGGAGGGCACCAAGGCGGAGTTCCGGCAGCCGAGTCCGGGTAATCCGCACGATGTGCCGCTCATTATCGGCGGCACCGCCCCGCCCACTGGGCCATTGACAAACACCACCTATCGAGGCAAGCGGCGCGCGTTCGGCCTGCGCCTCTTGAAGTACTAGCCGTGACCATTCGCTACGTGCGGGACGGGCTGCGCATCAAGCGCCTGGAGCTGGCGGCCGACCTGACGGCGCTGCACCGGCAGGCGGCGGACGCGGAGGGCGAGGCGCGGGACGTCAAGCACCGCATCCAGAAGCTGAAGGCGGGGCTGCTCGCGGACCACGAGCGCCGGATGGCGTTCGCGCGCACCCCCACCGCGTCGGGGGAGCCCCCACCACCGGACCTGCTGCCCTCGGCGGTGCTGCGGGCCCGGAAGCGGGCGGGGCTCTCCCAGCGCGACCTGGCGCAGGGGCTGAGCATCTCCCGCTCGGTGATCGCCGAGGCGGAGCGGGGGCGCCGCCTGCCCACCCCCCGGCTGGCCCGCTGGGCCGCCGGCGTGCTGCGGGCGGCGGGCGAGGAGGTGGCCTCATGAGGTGGCGCGCCTGGGCCAATTGGCTGTGGGGCTTCGCCGCGGGCTGCGTGCTCGCCAGCTACGTGATGCTGAGCTGCAGCGACGGGAACGCCCAATCGGTGGAGGTGGCGGACGCCATCCAGTACGGCATCAGCATGGGGCTGCCCCCGGCCTGGGCGTGGCGCGTGGCCTGGTGTGAGAGCCGGTATACCAGCGGCGCCTACAACCGCTGGTCGGGGGCGAGCGGGCTCTACCAGTTCATCCCTTCGACCTGGAGGGCGACCCCCCAAGGGCGCGCCGGGATGAGCCCCTTCGACCCCTACGCCAACGCCGCCGCCGCCGCATGGCTGTACCGCACGGGCGGGCCGGGGCACTGGAGCTGCCGGTGACGCGCGTCCCCCTCACCCCCAGCGGGCCGCGCCCGCCCCAATGCTGCGAGTTCGGCTGGAGCGACAAGCGCCACCCCGCGCCCCTGGGGCCGCGGCTCTTCGTGGACAGCCTCGGCTTCCACAACCACCTCTGCGACTTCCACTACTTTCGGCTGGTGGTCGGGCTCCTGCACGCCGAGGGGAACCGGCGGCAGACCCGCCCGATGGGCCGCGCGTGGTCGGGACGCGGTACGCTCCCCAAGAGGCGACGGTGATGCCCGCCCTGACCACCCAGGAGCACCGGCAGGCGCAGCGGGAGGCCAAGACCCGCCGGAACACCTCCGCGCGGAACGGCCGGGCGGCCCTGGCCCGCGCCTGGGCCTGGATCGAGGCGATGGAGGCCCAGGTGGTGGTCGAGCCCACCCCCAGCGGCGTCGTCTACACCATCCGGGTGCCGGGCTTCCACTCGCAGAGCGCCCGCTGGCTGCCCGCCGCCGTCAACGCCCTCGAGGGGAACATCGCCCACTTCTGCGACAGCCGGGCCACCCACGGCCCCACCGGCGCCAAGCTGGACGCCCTCCGGGCGAAGCGGGCGGCGTATGCTGAGCGCGCGGAATAACACATGGTTTTTCAGAGTGGGAACACATACGGCAACCGGCGCGGGCGGCCCAAAAAAGGGGCCGCCCTGTCGGAGTTCCTGCGCGCCGAGCTGGAGCGCACCTACAACGGGCAGGCGCTTAGCAACAAGGAGCGCATTGCGGAGGTGCTGGTGAAGCAGGCCTGCGCCGGCAATCTGCGGGCGGCGGCCTGGATCGCCGACCGCACCGAGGGCACGGCGCCGCAGCGGGTGGAGCACAGCGGCCCCGGCGGCGGCCCCATGGAGCAGCGCCACGAGGTGGAGATCCGCGCGGTGGACTACCGGAACAGCATCCGGGCGCTGGCGCCGCTCGAGGACGGGCCCCGAGAGCTGCGGGGGTGAGCGACCTCTACCTTCCCCGGCTCCGCCCCGACCAGTGGGCCATCGCCACCCATCCGGCGAAGACGAAGGTGATCGCGATGGGCCGGCGGTGGGGGAAGACCGTCATGGCCGGGGCCATCGCCCTGGCCGCCGGCAACGACGGGGGCCGGGTGGCCTGGGTCGTCCCCACCTACAAGAACGCCCGGCCCATCTGGCGCTGGGTCGAGTCCTCGGTCGGCGGCCTCGTGCGGGAGGGCAGCGTGCTCGTCTCCCGGGCCGACCGGACGGTGGAGTTCCCCGCCACCACGGGCTTCCTGGGGGTGTACTCGGCGGACAGCGACGTCGGGCTGCGGGGCGAGGCCTTCCACCTCGTGGTGCTCGAGGAGGCGTCCCGCATCGCCGAGGCGACGTGGTCGGAGGTGGTGATGCCCACCCTGGCGGACTACGCCGGGGACGCCATCCTCATCTCCACCCCCATGGGCCGCAACTGGTTCTGGCGGGAGTGGGAGCGGGGGCGGGCGCAGATGGACGGCGAGCAGGCGGCCTTTACGGCGCCCTCGACGGCGAACCCGATGCCCACCATCGCCCGGGCGGCGGCCCTGGCCCAGCAGCGGGTGTCGGAGCGGGTGTACCGACAGGAGTGGCTCGCCGAGTTCTTGGAGGACTCCGGCGGCGTATTTAGGAAGGTGCGCCAGGCGGCCACCGCCACGCCCCAGCCCGGGCCGGTCCCGGGGCACCGCTACGTCGTCGGCGTGGACTGGGGAAAACTGGTCGACTGGTCAGTTCTCTGCGTGATCGACGCGACGACCCGCGAGGTGGTCGCCCTCGACCGGTTCAACCGCATCGACTACGTGATCCAGAAGGGCCGCTTGCAGGCCCTCTACGAGCGGTTCCGCCCGGATGCCATCTACGTCGAGCAGAACTCGATGGGCGTCCCGCTGGTCGAAGACCTCCAGCGGCTGAACCTGCCCGTCCACCCGTTCCTTACCACCAACGCGAGCAAGCTGCTGGTGATCGACGCGCTCGCGCTGGCCTTCGAGCGGGAGGAGCTGCGGGTGCTGGACGACCCCGACCTCGTCAACGAGCTGCTGGCCTTCCAGGCCGAACGGCTGCCCAGCGGGACGCTGCGGTACAGCGCCCCGGAGGGCGTCCACGACGACTGCGTGATGGCCCTGGCCCTCGCGTGGCACGGCGCCGCCCAGCCCACCCAGTTCGTGTTCTGACGTCCGTATACTGAGCGCAGCGGCCCCCTTCCGGCGAGCGGCCCTCAACGCCGGAGGAGGGCCGTTGTCCGTGGCGATTGCTACCCCCGGTCAGAACCCGCTCCGCGGCGCCTGGAACGCCTTCTGGGGCCTCTCCGCCGAGACGAAGGCCGCCGCCCCGCCGCCGGCGGCGCCCCCCGAGCTGCGCTCCCTGGTCTTCTCCCCCGGGTCGTACCCCGACGCGGCGGGCGACTACTGGAACCCCCTGCTCACCCAGGTGTTCGGGGGGTACACCGCCGCCGGGAACAGCGCCGTCTACGCCTGCCTCAAGGTGATCTGCTACGCCTTCCAGGAGGCGCCGCCCAAGGTCTATCGGCTGCAGGCGGACGGCACGGAGCAGTTCCTGGAAGAGCACCGCCTCATGGCGCTGCTGGCCGACCCGCACCCCTCGCTGTCCGGGCCCGAGCTGAGCTTCTGGGTGCAGTACTGCAAGCAGGTGGACGGGAACGCCTACCTCCGGAAGATCCGGAATAGGGCGGGCGAGGTGGTGCAGCTGTGGCCCATCTCCCCGTCGCAGATGAGCCCGGAGACCAGCGACGAGGACGCCGCCGCCGGGGTGTTCATCTCGCACTACGTCTACGACAACGGCAAGGGCAAGCACGAAGAGGTGCCCGTGGGGGACGTCATCCACTTCCGCCTGGGGGTGGACGACGCCGACCACCGCAAGGGGCTCTCCAACCTGCGGCGCCTGCTTCGGGAGATCTCCAGCGACGAGGAGGCCACCCGCTTCACCGACGACCTGCTGCGGAACTTCGCGGTGAGCAGTCTGGCGGTGACCGTGCCGCCGGGGCCGGTGCTGACGGAGGAGCAGGCGGAGGCGATCCGCGACCGGCTGCGGGAGGCGTACAGCGGCGCCAACCGGGGGCACCTGGCGGTGCTCGGCAACGGGGCCACCCTGCAGCAGATCGGGTTCAACCCCCAGCAGCTCGACCTCAAGGCGGCCCACCAGATCCCCGAGACCCGCATCTGCGCCGTGCTGGGCGTCCCCGCCATGCTCGTCGGCCTCTCGGCCGGGCTCGAGCACACCATCTACAACAACATGGAAGCGGCGCAAGAGCATTTGTACGAGCAGACCATCGTGCCCCTCTGGCGGGCCGACGCCGCCACCCTGACCAAGCAGCTGCTGCGGCCGGACTTCGACGCCGACCCCGCCGTCCGGCTGAAGTACGACCTGGACGACGTGCGGGCCCTGCAGGAGGACATGGACGAGCGGTACGCCCGCTTGAGCGTGGCCGTGGAGAAGGGCTGGGTCACCAAGGACGAGGCCCGGGCCGAGGTGGGGCTCGACCCCCTGCCGGACGGGCTGGGCGAGGCCCAAGACCCCATGGAGCTGCTGAAGGCCACCGCGGCGGCGCGCGGCGGGCCGCCCGGGGCGCAGGACGACGCGGACGGCCCGCCGGGCCAGAAGGCGCTGGAGCAGAAGCAGCGGTCGCTGGCCTATGTGCCCGAGCTGCTGGCCGTGCTGCAGGCGCTCAACCGCCCGCTGGTGGAGCAAGACCTCGAGGCGTACTTCGCCGGCCAGGCCGAGCGCGTCATGGCGGCGGCGAAGCGGGAGGGCTGAGTGGACGTCGAGGACGTCTACGACCCGGAGGAGGAGCAGGGGCGCCTGGCCCGCATCCTGTTCCCCCGGTACCTCCGGATGCTGGAGGCGGTGCACCAGCTCCTCCAGAGCGTCTTCCCCTTCCTCACGCCGGATGAGTTCCGCTTAGACGCCCCCGCCACCCGCAAGCAGCTGGCCCTGGCCGCCGAGCAGGTGGTGCGCATCGACGCCAGCACCCGCGACCAGCTGCGGGACGTCCTCAAAGAGGGCCAGAAGCGGGGCTACTCTGCCTTCCAGGTGGCCGAGGGCGTGGCGGCGGACGGCTTCGGGGGCATCGCGGGCCTCTACCTGGACACCTGGCGGGGTCGGGCGGAGACCATCGCCAAGACCGAGACCGCGAACGCCGCCCTCCACGCCAGCTACGACCGCTATGCGGCGACCGGGATGGTCGAGCGGGTGCAGTTGGTGGAGCACGAGGACACCGACGCTTTCTGCGCCGCCCGGAACGGCAAGATCGTCCCGCTCGCAGAGAAGCCCGGGCTGGCGCATCCGAATTGCCGCCTCGGGGTGATCCCCATCGTGGAAGACGGGGCGTGACCACGCTCACCCGCCCCCGGCTGGACCCGTTGCTGGACGCGCCGCTCGTCGGCCCGCGGGTGCTCTCCCTGGTGGGGGACGCCTCGGGGTGCTCGATGTGGCGGGTGTGGCAGCCGACGGCCTTCTTGCGCCTGCACGGCTACCCCTGCGACTGGGTCTTCGTGCGCGACCCCAACTTCGATCGGGTGCCCCTGGGCGGCTACCAGGCCATCGTGCTCTGCCGGCTGGCCTGGCACTGGTTCGAGCGCCCGGGGGCCAAGGCGACCCTGCAGCGGTGGCGCCGGGCCGGGATCAAGCTGTTCTTCGAGGCGGACGATC